CGGCATCGCCAAGCTACCGAATCTGGAGCTGATCATCGGTGACGCCATTCGTGGACAAGCCCTCCGCTTCCAGCAAGCCGAGGCCATCCAAAAGAAAGCCGCCACAGCCAAGGCCAAGCCTGCCGCACCGGCAGCCGCCAAGCCAGCCGTAGCCCCGAAGGTTGTCAGTCCCTCAGCCGCACCCAAGACCAAATCCCAAGCCGACCCGCTCGAAGCGTTGAAGAAGTCTGGAAACCGTGACGCCGCCGAAAACTTCGTCGCATCACTTTTCAACTAACCAACCCCAAAAACTTAAACCCCCAAAACTACTATTATGGCAGCAACCCCCATCACTACAGTCAAAGGCCAGCGCGAAGATCTCAGCGACGCGATGGTCCTCATCGAACCCGGCGACACCCCCTTGTTCTCAATGTGCAAGAAAGCAAAAGAGCCTCAAAATGTTCTTTTTCAGTGGCCCGCCGACCGCTACAACGACCCGCAAACCGCAGGCGTTCTTGCTAACGACGATGTGTCTTCCTTCGACGACCAGCACGCCAACCGCGTCCTCCTCAGTGGCCGCATCCAAAAGGTGCGCCGTTCGTTCCAAGTGGACGACCTCGTTGAGAATGTCGCCGACCTCGCAGGCGTTGGCCGCAAGCAGGCTTTCAACAAGTCCGCTGCCAAAGCCCTCGTTGAGCTGAAGATCGACATCGAGGCCATCATGGGTAGCGACAACGACAGCCAAGTGCAGTCCGGCTCGAACCCCTACAAGACCCGTGGCGTTGGCGAGTGGATCAAAGCCACAGCGCAATCCGACACAGCCACAGCAGTGGATGCCGCGTTCCGCACCCCAGCCGCCTCGATCAACACGACTGCTACAACTTCTCTCACGGAGAACAATGTCATCGATGTGCTTCAGTCCATCTACGGCGTGCGCCGCGCTCGCCGGAACTACGACCTCGTTTGCGGCGTCGCCCTCAAGCGTGCGTTCACAAACTTCATCCGCACGCAATCGGCATCGACGAATGTCATGTCCAGCGTCCGCACCTTCAACAGCAATGTTGAGGACAAAAAAATCGTGAACACGATTGATATTTATGAAGGTGATTTCGGAATTTTGAGCCTTCACGTGTCCACCTACCTCGCCCATGGCGCGGCAGCAGCCGTCTCGGCCGCTCGCGGATATGTGCTCGATATGGACCTTCTCTCCATCGGCTTCAACCGCAAGCCTCGCATGGAAGAGCTCGAAGACCGTGGCGGTGGACGCCGTGGCTTCTGCGACGCCATCTTCGGCGTTGCTGTGAGCAACCCGCAGGTTCTCGGAAAATTCGCAGCAACTGCGTAATCCCGCCCCCCAGCCCTTGCCGGTGGCCCCTCGTCTTAGGACAGGCCACCGGCAACCGGGGCTCCCCTTTTCAATAATGGAAATACTCAAAGAAGCGTTAAGCGACATCCCCGGCGAAGTGGCCGAGGGCGTAAAGAACGAGCTCCTCGCCCAGTGGAACTCCAAGGCCGTCCAAGCCGACGCCCGCCAGCACCTCATCGCCGCCGACCACGCCAAGCAAGACCTCCGCTCCATCGAGGGCGTAGGCGCTTTGACTCTCTCCATCGACGCTCAGATTTACCACTTCTGGAACTGGCAACTCCCCGGTTGCTGGAACGACCCAGACTTCATCCCATGGTTCAAGCGAAACTACCCCCAGTGCGTCGTGCGCTGTGGCGGCACAGGCAAGACCATGCTCCTCATGCCGGGCCTCAAAGCAGCATGATTTCACTTTCTAAAATGCAGGCGAGAGAGACGGCAACTCACGAGGCCCATACCCTCGGGAACACGGTTCAATTCCGTGGCCTGCTACCATTTTGCCAGTCCACGCATTGCGGCGGGGTTTTATTGTTTTTTTCCCTGGTTATTCCTTTCGCGCTGGCCGTAACCGCATCAAAAGCGGCCTCTGGCAACTCTTTCCTCGCATGAAGTCCTACGACGACGAGCCAGACCGCGACACAAAGTATTGGGTGGGCCAGCTCACCGAAGCCGCCACCGATGGCAGTTGGTTCTCCGCCGTGCGCAGCCGGAACTACGATACCCGTATGTCGCTCTGGGACGGGCAGTCCTCGGATGGCAAGAAGTGGGCTGAAAATCTGGGCAAAAACCCATTTCCATGGAATGGGTCGAGCGACAGCCGCATCCGCCTCGCCGACCTGGTTTGCAACCGCGAGACCCAGCTTTGCCTCACCTCCACCTTTGCCGCTCGCTTGCAAATGATGCCGGTGGAGTCCACCGACGCCATGTCCCGCACCGCCGCCGAGTCTGTGCTGAAGTGGATGCTCTTCACGCACTGCGCCTCCGACCTCCGGCGCGAACTCGAACTCGCCCTCAACATCCGTGCTACCTATGGCCTCGCCGTGATGGGCGTGTTTTGGAAAACGACAACCCGCATTGAGCAGAAATCCGTCAGCCTCGAAGACATCATCCTCATGGCCCAAGAGCAGGGCGACCCAAACTCCCCGCTCGCCATGCTTATCGGCGCAATCCTTGATCCGCTCCAAGAGGAAGTGGCTATCGAAATGGCCGAGCAATTCGCCCCCGGCACCGGCACCGCCGCCAATATCCGCAAGCTCCGCGAAGGCGGCACGGTGGAATACACCGAGCCCTACATTTTTGAGAGCAAGCCCGAGTGGACGGCGTTGGAGCCTTTCAACGACATCATTTTTCCCACTGCCACCTACGACCTGCAACGCGCCCCCTGGATCGCCCGGCGCGAGATGGTGACTTGCGAGGAGCTGGAGGAGCGCACGCTCACCGAAGGCTACCCCTACGAATTTTACGAGAAGGCCGAAAACCACAAAGGTGCAAGCCTTTGGCCCGTCTATTCGCAGCAGAACCACAACCGCCGCGACTCGATCCTCTGGCAAGACCACCGCGACCTCGTGGAAATCTGGCATGTTTACAGCAAGGAGACTGACGAGAAGACCGGAGCCACCAAGGTCATGTGTCGCGTCATGCACCCGAATGTGAACATCTTTGCCAAGGAGGAGATTTCCCCCTACTCACACGGCGAGTATCCCTTCATCGAGCTGGCCCGCGAGCGTGTAAGCCGGTGCATCCTCGAAGCCCGTGGCATCCCCGAAATCGTTTCGACGATGCAGGCCGAAATCAAGACCCAGCGCGACTATCGCACAGACCGCGCCGGAATCGCCATCCTGCCGCCCATGCGCGTGCCAGCGAACCGTGGCAAGCTCGACATCATCCTTGGCCCAGCCGTGCAAATCCCAGAACGCCGCCCGAATGAGTTTGGCTGGATGCAGCCGCCGCCGTTCGACCAAGGCACCATCGAGATCGAACGCGCCGTGCGCCGCGATGTCAACGAATACTTCGGCATGGCAGGCGATGGAGTCGATCCCAACTATGTCGCCCTTGTCACCCAGCACACGGTGGACCGCTGGCTCCGCGACTTCAAAGCCATCATCACCCAGACCTACCAGCTCATGCAGCAATACATGCTGCCGGTGCAAATTCTCCGCGTCTCAGGCGGACAGGCTCTCCCCTTCCAAGCCGACCGCGAAAGCATCCAAGGCAAGTTTGATCTCATCATTGATTGGGATGCCAAGAACCTCGACGCCGAAGCGCTCGGCGTGAAGCTGAACTACATCAGCCAAGCCATCGTGCCAATGGATGTCGCCGGTGTCATCGACCGCGCCGGGCTCGTGAAATTCATCATGGCTGCGGTTGACCCAAACCTCGCCGACATCCTCGTCCGCGACCCCGGCCCCGCCGCCGCCATCGAGTCCAACGAAGAGCAACTCGCTTTCACAAAGATCGCCGCAGGCACCGAGCCCGAACTCCCAGGCGAAGGCCAAAACCACCAGCTCCGCGCTCAAGTGCTTCAAGGTATCATCCAGGCGAACCCCGCTCTGCAACAACGCCTCCAGCAAGATGAGATTTTCCGCAGCATGATCGAGGCCCGCATGAAGGGCTTCAACTTCCAGATGCAGCAACAACAAAACGCCCAGATCGGCCGCCAAGGCACACTGCCAGCGTTGCAACAAGGAGGCGCACAATGAAAGCCACACCTTACCGCACCGTCCGCGATGGCGTGATCTCCCGCATGGGCATCGACCCCGCGCAGCCGCTCATGGCCTCGCAGGCTACGGCGCTGGCGGAGTATTTGACCACCGCCGCCGCGACCGCTTGGACCTTCTTTGATTGGCCGGAGACGAACTACACCGAGAAGCGCGTTGTGCTGGGCACTGGCTTTGCCGAGGGCGGCTACACCTACGAGCACGATTACCAAGGAACCACCTCCTACATTGGCCGCGCTGTGCAGGGCTCGGAATTTTCCGACCTTGTGTGGCGCATTAAGCGGGTGAGCACCACGACAAGCGGCGAGGTTTCCAATATCGACACCGCGCTGAATGTGGCGTGGAACGACCGCGCCACGGCAACCTATGTCGAGGATTCCGGCAACGAAGCTGCCGAGGATGCGTTGCCCTACATTCCGCTCATCCAGACAGGACAGAAGCCGATTGGGAACGTCATCTCCGTTTACGCCGATAAGCCGAGCGAGTATGCCGTCACACAGAAGTTGGAATTTGTAATCACCGGCGACAGCCTCGTCATTATCGACGAGAACTATGTCTCGGGTCCGGTGTATGTGCAGTTCTCGTTGCCTCAGCCAAAATTCACCAGCACCGCTTTCAATAGCTCCACGGCTTACGCAGCGGGCGATCTCGTTTACTACAACTCGACCGGCGACTGCTACGAAGCCCTCGCCGACACAACCGGCAATCTCCCGACGAATGAGGAGTTCTGGCTGCGCCATCGCATCCCGGCCTTCCTCGCCGACTACCTCAAGTTCTACGCGCTCGCAGAGACGCTTTCGGAGGACGGCCAGATGGACAAGGCCAACTACCAGTTCTCCCGCGCCGAAGGCATCCTGCAACAGCGCATGGACGACGCGTGGCTCCGCCGAGGCGAGGTCCGCCGCTACTCCGCCAGCTTCCAATAACACCCCCCTTGACACCCTCTCCCATAATTAAATTAACGACATGAGTAACCCCACCATTCAGATCGCCGCCCGCTCCTCCTCGGGCATCGTGCAACCCGTCCAAGCCACTCCTGATGGGGCTCTGCGAGTCACAAGCGGATTTCCACTTCCTCTTTACGACGACTTTGAAATCTTCCGCGTCGGGGCGACCAACAACACCGACTACACCGAATACCGCTTTAGCGGAACCGCTGTGGCCCGCATTCGGTTTCAGTATTTCGGCGGAGTGCCCACCACCGACAACGCCGGGCTTCGCCGCTCCTTCATCCAGTATCCGCCCTTCGCGTAACCATGTCGCAAGTTTCGTTCGATCCCCTCACCGGAAACATGATCAGCACCACCGCTCAGGTGGCGCAGCTCGACTCCTCGGGTCAAATCTCCGGCGCGATGATCCCCGACGACTTTGACGATGTGCAGCGCTTCGACTCCGTGGCCGATTTCCCGAACCCCGGCACCGTCGCCCGCATTTACTTTCCCGCAGATACCAACATCCCGCACCGCTGGGATGTGGACACCCTTTCCTACAAGCCCATCTCGTCCGACACGGACGGCGGTGAGTTTTAGGACTAACCCCGCAGTAACAACCCCAAATACCCCCAAAACATCATGGCTAATACCCTCCGCATTAAACGCAGATTGACAGGTGCCTCCGGCGCCCCTACCGGCCTCGCTCTCGGCGAGTTGGCCCATAGCTTCGTGGATGACAAACTCTGGATCGGCAATGGCTCGACCTCAGTTGTCATCGGCGGCGAAGGCCACTTCGCTACCAACGCCGACCTCGCATCCGAAGTCTCGACGCTGAACTCCAGCATCAGCTCCGAAAACTCCCGCGCCGTCGCAGCGGAGCAAGCCCTCGGATCACGCATTGATTCGGTCCTCTCGAACACCACACAAGGATCGCTTGATTCGTTGACGGAGGTTGTCTCGGCCTTCCAGGCCGCAGACTCCAGCCTCAACGGAGCGATAACCACCCTCGCCAACAGCGCCTCCAGCGCCCTCAGCTCGGCCGTGGCGACACTCGAAGCAGCCGACAGCGCCCTCGACGGACGCCTCGACACCGCAGAGAGCGACATCAACGCGCTTGAGAGCCGCGCCACGACCATCGAAGGCGACGCCTCCGCTCTGGCCGCACGCGTCACCACAGCCGAAGGCGACATCAATGCCATCGAGTCAGCAGCCACAGCCCTTGCAGGCCGTGTGTCAACTGCCGAAGGTGACATCAACTCCATCGAATCCGCAGCGACAGCCCTCACAGGCCGCGTCTCCACTTTGGAGACCACCGCAGCAGGACTCGGCACGATGTCCACGCAGAATGCCAACAATGTCGCAATCACCGGCGGCAGCATCGACGGCATCAGCTTCGACGGCGGAAGCTTCTAAGCTCCCCTCCCTCCCCCGCAGCGGCGGTGCGGTTCCAGCCCGCGCCGCCGCTCCACGGGGCCCCTGCTTAAAACTTAATCCTTAAAACTTAAAACTTCCCAAATGGCCACGGTCATCCAGCTCCTACGCACCACGGTTCCCGGCCGAGTCCCCACAGCCGCCCAAGTGGCTCAGGGTCAACTCGCCCTCAACCTCCCCGACCGCCGACTTTACAGCAAAGACCACACCAACGAAGTTTTCCGCATAGCCCGCCCCCGCGACCCCAGCGACTACCAGCTCCTCCACGCCGCAGACGGCAACCACCTCTACCTCGGCCGCCTCGCCTGGGACGACTACCCCGCCACTGGCGAACCAGACGACTCCACCGCCTGGACAATCTACAAAATTTCGACCAACTCCGCCGGCGATGTCGTCTCGGAGCAATCCGCAGTCGGCGCGTGGTCGAACAAAACCAACCTCCAATTTTCCTAAACCTCAAAAATCCAAACACCATGAACGCATCCGCACCATCCAGCATCGACTCAAAGCAATACGACCGCTACGCCCTCAACCTCATCATCTCTGGAAGCTATGACGGAGAGGGAAATCCAGAGGCATCGGTAGTGATGAATCTCACGCCGCTCCGCATCGAAGACGGCATGGTCGAGACCCAGCCCGCTCACGCGAAATCCATCCGCCTCGGCTCGCTCGCTCACGCCGACGAAGCTACCCTCGCATGCGTAGGCGCGATCCAAGCCGCCCTCCAACAATTCATCAGCGAGAAAGGACTCTGAGCCATGGCTACCGCACGCGCTATCGCAAACGGCAACTGGTCCTCGACCAGCACATGGAACGGCGGTGTCCTCCCCGGCAACGGCGACACCGTTTATGCAAATGGATTCAATATCACCATAAACCAAAACATCGACATCGGCGGAGTCAACAACCCAACGGTCAATGCCGGGTCTTTTGTAGCGGGGCAATGGTATGAAATCTTGAATGTTGGAACGACAAACTGGACAATAATCGGCGCAGCCTCAAACACCGCAGGCACCATATTCCTCGCCACCGGCGTAGGCTCGGGAACCGGCACCGCCCGCGCTCTCGCCACGCTCACCACAGCCGCCAACACGCCCGCAGGCGCAGCGGCAGGCGGATCGTTTGCCATGTCCTCGCCCTTCGCCATCACCACCGACCTCCGCGCAGGCACAACGACCTGCTTGAGCGTCACCGGCGCGACCGCGCTAACACTCAACGGCCTGCGCGTCGTGGGAGGAACGATTGCCTCCGCGCATGCCTGCAACTACGCAGGCACCACGACCTGCACGCTGGCCAATGCCACATTCACAGGCGGCAGCGCCAGCGCGGCCTTCGCCTTCAACAACGCCTCAACCGGCACGGTCAATGTCAGTGCAAGCTGCACCTTCACAGGCGGTGCGGGCGCTCCCGCCTTGAACAATTCCTCGACCGGCACCGTCAATGTCAGTGCAAGCTGCACCTTCACAGGCAGCAGCGCCTTGGCCTTCAACAACGCCTCAACCGGCACGGTCAATGTCAGTGCAAGCTGCACCTTCACAGGCGGCAGCGCCAGCGCGGTCTTCGCCTTCAACAACGCCTCAACCGGCACGGTCAATGTCAGTGCAAGCTGCACCTTCACAGGCGGCAGCGCCAGCGCGGCCTTCGCCTTCAACAACGCCTCAACCGGCACGGTCATCGTTACGCAAAGCACATTCACCGCATCGGCCTTCTCAAACGCCGTCTCGGCCACGAACACCGGAGCCGATGTCCGCTTGAGTGGCGACTTCCTCGACCACTGGAGCGGCTGGAAGGCCGTCAGCGGTGTCAAGTGGCGTCTCGGCACATCGCCCACGCTTGGACAGCACCGTTTTGCCCTCGCAGGCACGACCGACTCGTATTTCACCATGTATGGCGCAGACAACGGCTCATTCGGCAACCCCATCGCCGCTAATGTCCGCAGCGGCGTGAGCTACGGAGGCGGCAACCTCACCGGCACATGTGCAGTGCCAGCCGCAGGGTCAGTGGCTCTGGGCGTGCCAGTCGATGCGACTACAGGCACCGCAGTCCTCACGCCAGAATCCGTGTGGGGCGCGGCCACGCGCACGCTCACAGCAGGCGCAGGCATCAGCGCCTCGGATGTGTGGGACTACGCAACACGATCACTCACCACATCCAGCGGACCGACAGCCGTTGAAATCCGGCAAGAGATGGACACCAACTCGACCCAGCTTTCGGCCATCAAAGCCAAAACCGACAACCTGCCCGCCTCACCAGCAGCGACCGGAGACATCCCTACAGCCGCGCAGAACGCCACCGCCGTCTGGTCTAAACCGGCAAATGAATTGACGGTGGCAGACTCCATCGGTGAACGCGCCAAGCAACAAAGCACGGTAGCAATTACTGGCGCTCAACTCGCAGCCGCCCTCAGCTAATGGACACCCACCAAGCCACAGCCAGCTTCACCGGCCTCCTCGCCACCGCGACGGGGCTCACGGTGTCTATGCTGCCGGAGCTGGAAGCGTGGTTGCGTATAGCGTCCTTGCTCATCGGCTGCGCCGTCGGTCTCGCCTCCCTCTACGCCATCCTCAAAAACAGAAAACACCCCCATGAATAAATTCCTCTCGCACTTAAAACAACCGTCCACCTTTCGCGGTTTGGCCGTGCTCGGCGGCCTCGCTGGTTTGAGCCTTTCTCCCCAGCACTGGGAAAGTATTGGCAGCGCCGTGGCGGCGGTCATAGCCCTCATCGAGATTTTCCGCAACGAGAAGAAATGATCCCTCCCGCCCAGATCGTCACCGGCCTGCTCGCCACTGCCTTCTCCGTAGGAGCGATCCTGCTCCTCGGCGGGTGCAGCACGCTTGGCGTATCGCTCCAGACGGACTACGGGCAATTCAGCTACACGCTGCCGGAGCTGCCAAAGCCTACATCGAGCAAATGACCCATAAATTTTAATCCTCCCGATGCTCCCCCCGAGCCGCCCACAGCAAGCCAAGTCCAAGACGCAAGCCCTGCTCACCAAGGCTCGCGTCGGCGATGAGGTCGCTCTGGTGGGCATTCGCGGGTATTACCGAGACACCATGGGAGTGTCGGGAAAGAACGACCGAGGCATCTACGACGACGCGATTTTTCTCATCAGCCCAAACGCCTACGCCACCTTCAATGCGAATACCGATCCGTCGATCCGCCGCGCAGGCATCGCCGTTCTGAAGCCCGGCGTGCATCGCTACCGCAAAGGCAAGCACGGCCTCTCAAAACCCGGCGGCGGCTACCCCGCCCTGCGCCCCGCAAACCCCGCCGAGGAACTCCCCGTGACCCGTGACGGCCAAGGCGACAGCATGGGAACCGCCATCAACCTGCACAAAGGAGGCTACAACACTACGAGTTCGCTCGGCTGTCAGACGATCCACCCCAGCCAATGGCCCGCGTTCGTCGCCCTCGTCTATTCCGAAATGAACCGCGCCGGTCAGAAGACAATCCCCTACCTGCTCGTCGAGGAGGGCAACGCATGAGCCGCCTGCGCAAACCCAAAACCTCCCCACCGAAAGACCGCGAGGCCATCATGCTCCAGGTGCGCTCCTTGCTTGCCGAGCATTTCGATGTCGGCATTGCCGTGGTGAGTTGGGAGGACGAAGGCACGACCTACTACATGGACATAAAGTATGGCAACGACTACGCAGCGAAATCTCTCTGCCGCGAAGCCGAAGACATGCTGTGGCCCTACGAAGACGACGAGGAGGACGACGACGAATGAAAACCAACAAACTGCAAAACATCGTTCACGCAAGCCAAGTCACCGCCGCACAGAACGAAGCCGCACAAGCCCGCTCCCAGCTCGAAGCCGAGCGCCGCGCCCACGCCGAAACGATCAAGGCTCTGGAGCGTTCGCGTTTCACCAAAGCCCCGCGCAAGGTCACGCCCGCCACATCGAAGGCCGGAACCGGCGACATCATCGAAGTCATTTTCTCCGATGTCCACGGCAACAAGCACGACCCCGCCGCGATGGCTGCTTTCCTCGGCGATCTCAAATCCCTCAACCCCGACCGACTCATCATCGGCGGCGATTTCATCGACTGCGGCGGCTTCCTCGCCGAACACCACACGCTCGGCTATGTCGCCGAGACCGAAGATTCCTACGAGGACGACATCGCCGTTGCCAACAGCCTCCTCGACCAAATCCTCGCCGCCGCCTCACCCTCCGAAGTGCATTACATCGAAGGCAACCACGAATGGCGCGTCGAGCGGTGGGCGCTCACCCAACGCCTCGCGCACCACAAAGACACCGACCTGCTTCGCCGCACCTTCTGCCCCGAGCATGTCCTCCGGCTCAAAGACCGAGGCATCCGCTATTATCACCAGGGCAAAACCCACGGCGATTGCGACACGCCAGGCTGGGTCAAAATCGACAAGGCTTTTTTCGTTCACAAGATCAGCAACGCCCGCGACGCCGCCGGACAAGCCATGGCCAAGGCCGCTGCAAACATCGTCTTCTTCGATACCCACCGCGCCGCCTACAAGCCCATGCACCTCCCCGGCGTCGGTCTCATTTCCGCATGGAACCCCGGCTGCCTGTGCAAACGCCAGCCCCTTTACGCTAACACCCGCCCCACCGAGTGGACGCACGGCTACCTCGTCCGCTTCATCAGCAAAAAGACCGGCAACTTCCAGATGGTGAATGTCACCATCAACGAAGGCACCAGCTACGCCAGCCTCCTCCTCAAACCTAAGTCCGCATGAACAAACTCGCCGCCATCGCCCTCAAGCACAAAGCCCTCAAATACGGCATCCCTCCGAACCAAGGCTGGCTCACCCGCCAGCAAGCCGCCCGCCAACTCGGCTGCCCCGAGCGCAATGTCCACGACCTCCTGCGCGACGCCATAGAAGCCCGCGACATCGAGACCAAAAAATTCAGCGATTGGGACGCCGCCACCATGCGCCCCGTGCAAGTCACCTGCTACCGCATCATCGAGCCCGGCACCCCAAAGCCCGCCAAATCCTCTGCCAAGTTGTCGGAAAAAAGCCCACAAGTTTCTGACAAAACCCCCGACTCCATCCCCGGCATTCCCGACGATCTTCTGCCCAAGGTGCGAGACAAAATCCTCGCCCACCCGCACAAAACAGCCAGCGCAATCAAAGACCTGTTTTCCACAAACAACCGCATGCGCCTGAGCGTAGCAGCGATCCGCAGCCTACTTGACAAGCCTCCGCAGAATAGAAGGTAGATGCCAGACGATCAGACCATAGTAGAAGGCGACGCCGGATTCCTCGGCATGGCCAGCCGCTTAAACCCGCTGCAACTCCAGCCGGGCATGGTCCAGTATTGCGAAAACATGCGACTCGACCGAGGCGTCGCCCAGACGCGCAAAGGCGCGAAGCGACTCGGCGATGGCATCTCCGCAGGCACGCAGCCTCTCACTCTGCCCTTCGTGCTGGATGCCAATGCCCGCGTGCGCACGATCTACAGCGGCGGCATCTTCGCCAGCGGCGTTTTCTCCTCGCCAAATTACGACGATGAAAATGAATACATCGTCCTCTGCGGGCCGAGCTCGGCTTTTCTCTACCGGCAGGACGAAGCTATCGAAGAGATAAGCTATCCATCTGATGAGACTATCGACCCCTCGGATAGTGTCTCAACAATCCAGGCGTTCAACCGCTTCTACCTCCTGCGCGAGGCCGACATGACGCTTCCGGCGTGGGATTGGAAATACACCACCGCCAGCGGCATCGCAGTCTCTGGCACCACGGCCACCGTCCACATTACCGCCCATGGCCTCGCGGCCGGACAGCGCGTGCGGATCGAGGAGGGGAGCCAAGCGGCATTCCAAGGGCATGAGTATGACATCCTCACCGCTACCACAAATTCCTTCACCGTCGCCGTGCCTGCTGGCACTGCGCCGGATGTCTCCGCCGACATCGCAATCCGCCGAGTAAAGCCCCCGCTGTGGTGGGATGGCTCGACCGCAGAGTTTCAACGCGCCGCCTCGGGCGTGCCTGCCGAGGGCGTGACCTTCAAGACCCTGCGCTCCACTGGCTGGGCCAGCTATATCGGAAACAGACTCTGGATCCCCGATGGCCGCGACACCGTGGCCGTCTCGGATGTTCTCGACCCCGACCTCTACGACCCTTTTTTCCAATCCTTCCGCGCCAACCAGGGTAGCAACGACTACCTCGTCGCCATTCACCCATGGGTCGAAGGCCAAGCGCTGGTCTTCCTACGCAACTCGATCTGGCTGGCCAACCTCACCGACACAAGCAATGCGACGGGAGACACCTTCACGGTGGACTCCGCTGTGTCCCGCCTCACGCTCCTCACCGACGAGATCGGCTGCGTAGCCCGCCGCTCGATCCAGACGGCCGGTCAGTTTGTATTCTTTCTCTCCGACGCCGGAGTTTACCGCCTAGACACCCAGCTCGACCTAAAGCTCCGAGCCAACACCCAGCCGCTCTCGGACCCCATTGCCGACCAACTTGACGAGATCAATACCGACTACGCGCACCTTGCCGTAGGCCGTTGGTGGAACAACCGCTACTACCTCGCCGTGCCCATCGGCGAGAACGCCACGGCAAACAACACGCTCTTCCTGTGGAACGCGCTCAACTCGCAATGGGAAAGCCGCGACACCTACGCCATCAACCTCGACGAGCTACTGGTCGCCGCCTACTCCAGCCAACGCCGACTCTTCGCTGCCAGCCGCGCCGGAACGCTCTTCCTGCTCGATGAACTCGACTACGGAGACGAAGTGCCCTACGCAAACGCGCAAGACCTCTACACCGAAATCCCCTCCGAACTCATCACCCGCCGCTACGGCTGGGGGAGCCTCAATACCAAACGCCTCACCCGAGCCAAAGCCAGCGTGCTCCTGCCAGACGCCTCCGCCTGCACGCTCGATGCCGTGACTACTGACTACGACGCCGACTTCCAGATCGCCTCACTCACAAACACCACCGGCGACGAGGAGGACTACACGCTGAAAGCCCCCCTGCGCTGCAAAGCCACCGGCCTTGACCTCCGATTCCGCACGCAAAGCGGCCGACCCATCCTGCGTCAAATCAGCGCCGAAGCAACCCGCTCCGGCTTCGACCCTACCGAAACCCGCACCCTTAATTAACCATGGCCACTATTACCAAAGGCAAAACCTTCACCAACGGCGAACTCGTTACGCCTCAGAAACTTCACGAACTCGTCGATTTTGGCTCGGTGTCAAACATCGTCAACGCCGACATCTCCGCCGGTGCGGCCATCGCTGATACGAAACTTGCGCAGATCACCACGGCAGGGAAGGTAGCCAACTCGGCAACCACTGCTACAAACGCCAGCACGGCCAATGCCATTGTGGCTCGCGATGGAAGCGGGAATTTTAGCGCAGGCACCATCACGGCCAACTTGACCGGGAATGTGACTGGGAATGCCAGCACGGCGACGACAGCAACGACAGCGGCGGCCTGCTCTGGAAATGCCGCTACGGCAACAACTCTGCAAACGGCCCGCACAATCAACGGCGTTTCTTTTAATGGGTCGGCCAATATCACCGTCACCGCCACCCCAGACGCGCACACGCACGACGACCGCTATTACACAGAGTCCGAGATGAACACTCTGCTTGCCGGTAAGCAGGCGTCTGGCTCTTATGCCGCTGCCACGCATACGCATTCCGCCGACGACATTACCAGTGGGACTCTTGCAAACGCCCGCACCACAGCTACAAGTAATAATACAGTCAACGCTATCGTTGCAAGAGATGCCTCAGGTAATTTTTCGGCTAGAACTATTACTGCGTTAAGTTGTAATTTAGAAACCGCTAACGCTACCAACCAACTCCGCATATACCCAGATGGCACGGGAAAAAAATTTTTTGATGCAAGGCCAGGAAACATAACTGTTTTTAAAGATGCTACGGTATCAGATAGCGCGATTTTAACTTTAGGTTGCAGTTTTGAATCTTCTTCTGGAACAAATTTTGTTAATTTTAATAGAAACTACTCATTTATTGGGTCAATTAGTCAATCGGGCACAAGCAGCGTCGCCTACAACACCACCTCTGACTATCGCCTCAAAACCAACATCGAGCCACTAACAGACGCTCTAAGTCGGTTGCGCCAAATTCCGGCCCATCGGTTCAACTGGATTGCTGACGAAAACGGTCCCAAGGTCGATGGCTTCCTAGCCCACGAAGCCCAAGCCGTTGTGCCCGAAGCCGTCACCGGCACCAAGGACGCCGTGGATGCAGATGGCAAGCCAATCTACCAAGGCATCGACCAATCTAAGCTCGTCCCTCTCCTCGTCGCCGCCGTCCAAGAACTCGCCGCCCGCGTCGCCGCCCTCGAAGCCAAATGACCACCGCCCCCACCATGCTCCGTCCCGAGCCATACCACGCGACCAAGCTCGCCGTGCGCCGGTCTCCCTTGCACCGGTGGGGCGTATTTGCCACGGCCCCCATCGCCAAGCACGAAGTGCTCGAGGAGGCCCCCTACGCCACCGTGCCCAAGAAACAACTCGCCAAAGCCCCCGCCTGCGAGACCTACAGCTACTACCTCGACGACTCCACCAGCATCCTCGGCTTCGGCCTTGCTCCCCTCTACAACCACCACGACACCCCCAACGCCTGCCATGAGATCGACCAGGTAAACGAACTCATGCGGCACTACGCCCTGCGCGACATCGCCGCAGGCGAAGAGATCACCCTCAACTACGGCGCAGAAAACGCCAAACACTTCTTAGAAAAGGACTAATCCTATGGCAATGAACATGAGCAACAGCGGCGGAGGAGGGGGAATGTCCGGCGGAGGTGGTGGCGGTGGCGCGATGAGCGCTCCCGCGATGAGCGCAGCCATGTCCGACAACAACATGGGCGGCAACGCCATGTCCGGCGGCAACAACAACGCCATGTCAACAGGGTCAACAGGGTCAGCAATGTCCAACGCCATGAGCGGCGGCAACAACGCCATGTCCGGCGGAGGAATGTCCACCGGCGGCATGGGTATGGGCGGCATGAGCGCCCCGCCTGCCCCGCAGCAGCGCAGCCTCGCCGACGAGATGGCCGCGATCTCAGGCTACGCCCAAGCAAACGCCCAAGCGCAAGCCAACACCACCGTCGATACCGCAGACCGCCTCAGCGATCAGGCCATCGAGAACACCGGCGACATTGCGCAAAGACTCCAAGACAGCACCTACACCGCCGCCGCCAACCAAAACATCCGCGACGCCGGAACCTCTGCCGCCCAGCTCGGCCAAAGCTACAACCAAGTCGGCCAGACTGCCGACCGCGTAGCAGCCTACAACGACCCCGCCCAAGCCCGGCTAAACCAGATGGCCCTCGGCCAGCTCTACCGGCCCGACCAAATTTCCTCCCAAAATGTCTCCGCCGATCAGGCGCAAGGTGCCCGCGTTGCTAATGTGGGCAACATGCAAGCCGCCCAAGCCAACGCTGCCAGCATGGGACAAGTCGCCGATGTGCAAGGTCCGGCAGGCTACACGCCTGACCAAATTCGCGCCCAACGCATCCGCGCCGCTCAAGCGGGTGCCGTGGCCGATGTCCAAGGCCCAGCAGGCTACGCAGCCGATCAAGTCCAAGCCCAACGCATCCGCGCCGCTCAAGCGGGAGCTGTAGCCGATGTCAACGCCCAGCAAATAAACGCCGCCACCACAGGAGGCATCGAGCGTGTCGGAGGCACACAGGTATCCTCGGTGGACCCCATGCAAGCCGCTCGCATCCGCCGCACGCAGGATGTCGCATCCCGCGACATCCGCGCCAGTGCCGCCGAGCGTGGCCTTATGGACGAAGCCCGAGGCAATGGACTTTATGGGCAACTCCGCGATCAAGCCAGCAACGACCTCGCCCTCGGCCGGTCTCTCTCAGCCGAGCAAAGCCGCGACGCCATCCAATCCTCCCGCGCCGCATCCTCCGCCCGTGGCCTCGGCCTCGGCCAATCTGCCATGGCCGCCGAGCTTCTCAACCGCGACCGATTCGGCACTGCCAGGGAAAACGAACGCCGAGCTTTTGCTGGCAATGTCCTTGGACAAGGCACCGCCGTCCAGCAAGCCGCCAACCAAGCCTACATGGGCCGCCAAGAAAGCAATGTCAGCCGCTCACTCCAAGCAGGGCTCGCCAACCAATCCGTCGCTGCCAACCGATCCCTACAGCAAGCCCAGCTCAACCAGCAGGCCAGCCTCACCACAAACCAAAACGAGCAGCAGCGCGTGCTCGCTGATGCCGGTTACGCCCAGCAGGCCGGTCTTTCCAACCAAAGTTTGGGTTTCCAAAGCGCAAGTCAGGACGCTCAATTTTCCCAAGCCGCAGCCCTGGCAAATCAAGAAGCCTCACTTCGAGCCGCCCTGGCAAACCAATCTGCGGGTCTCACATTAGGCCAGACGAACGCCCAGCTACGGCAAGCCGCCTCTATCCAATCGGCCCAAAACCAACTCGCCGCACAGCAAACCAACCAAGCCGCCAACGCCCGCGCCGCTGAGTTTCAGCAGCAAAGCGGTCTTCAAGCCGCTCTGGCAAACCAATCTGCGGGTCTCACATTAGGCCAAACAAACGCCCAGCTCTTACAGCAAAGCCGCCTGGCCAACCAATCTGCCGGTCTCCAAGCACAGCAAGCCAACCAATCCGCGAACGCCCGAGCCGCTGAATTTCAGCAACAAAGCGGACTTCAAGCCGCCCTCGCTAATCAACAAGTTGGATTTCAGACAGGCCAGTTCAACACCGCCAACCAGCAAGCCGCCAACATGGCCTCCGCCGGATTCCAGCAGCAGGCCAACGCCGCCTCCTACGACGCATCCCAACAACGCGCCATGGCCGATGCAGGCTACGCCCAGCAGGCCAACCTCGCCAACCAATCGGCCAACCTCAACGCCGCCCAATACAACAGCAGCCAAAACCTCGCCGCCCAGCAGGCGAACCAATCGGCAAACTACAACGCGAACTACGCGAACCAAAATTTCCTGCAAGGCGTCGCCAGTCAGAACTTCAACCAATTTTCGGGCCAGCAAAGCATGCTCGGCAGCCTCTACGGCCAGCAAGCAGGCATCGCGCAAAACCAATACACCAACAACCTCGGCCTCGCCCAAGCCAATGTCGCCCTCGACCCCTACCAACGCGCCCTCGGATCCAACATCCCCATCGCATCCCAGGGAAACGCCGCCAACATGATCGGCACAGCCTACGGCCAGACCATGAACTACGGCAGCGACCTTTTCAACACCAACACGAACATGCAGGCCAGCATCTACAACAGCTTCCAAAACAACCAAGCCGCCCTGCGCGGAGCCGGAATCCAAGCCGGAGCCACCGCTGGAGCCTCGCAAAACTCCATGATGGGCTCCGGCATCGCCGCTGGTGGCATGGTCCTCGGCATGACCGCTCTTGCTATTTAATGAACCAACACCTGCAAAACCTCGTCGATGAAACCCTGACCCGCGCCGAGTATTGGCTGCGGGAATTTCGCAACCCCGTAGTCCTCTGGAGCGGAGGCAAGGACAGCACCGCCATGCTGCATTTGCTTATCTTCAAGCTCGGCGTGCGGCTCCCCTGCGTGCAGTGGCGAGAGCCCCGGTTCCGCCACCGCTACGCCCACAGCGACCTCCTCGCCCGCGAGTGGGATCTCACTCTATTCGACTACGCTCCCGGCCGCATCGCCATCCAAGACGGGTTCGACATCGAGACCGGCCAGCCCCGTTTCGATTATCTCAAATACTACCAATGGGGCCACCACAGCGCCCTCGTCCTGAGCCTCGGCACCGAACACCCCAAGGAAGGCGAGCCCTACCTGTGCGGCCTCACCGATGTCCTCCAGCGACCCACCGGCTCGTTCAACTGGCCGTGGGATGCCGCTTTCCACGGGCAGAAAAGCGCCGATGTCGATCTCATCAAAGGCGGCGTGCCACTCGCCCAGGATGTGCGCCGTGTGGATGACAGCCCGACCCAGCTTTTCCTCATGCGGCATTGGACCGACGACGACATCTTCGACTACCTCGAAGCCGAAGGCGTCCCGATGGACCCCACCCGCTACGACCGCGGCTCCGGCAAGTGGGGCCACAAGCAGGATAAAAGCCACAACGCCGACTACTACCCCATCTGCTGGAACTGCGTGAATCGCCACCTCTCCGCCCCTGTGTGGTGCCCCAAGCTCCGCAGCGAGGTGAACAGCATCGCCCACCTCGCCCCCTACGAAGACAACTCCATCCCAGAGCAAGGCTTCAAACCCACATGGAATCCCAATACGACTGTCAACGGTGTGGCGCATGTTGCTCGCACCGTTGGAGCTGGCCCGTGCTCCGGCGCGACCGCTCCGACGCCACCGGCATCCCTGCCGAATACCTCCGCACCGACTACCCCCTCCTCAAGACCGACCCCTGCGGACGCTGCATCGCCCTCCGTGGCGAGGTGGGCCGAGGAGTCGCCTGCGCAATATATCATGCTCGCCCATCCGCCTGCCGGACCTTCCAGCCTGGCAGCCCACTCTGCATAGAAGCCCGCAAATCCAAAAACCTCCCCACCTAATCCCATGCCATACAACCCCTCAGTCAACGACCGATCCGGCGAAATCCTCGCCGGTTACCAAACCCGAGCATCCGAAATCACTGCCGCTGGCAACGAAGCCCTGGCCAATGGAATCATGCAAGGAGCTACCAGCGCGATTGGAGGAGGGCTTGGAGCTTTTACTAAAGCCAATACCTCGGGGATGATTACAGATGCGAAAGGCAATGCTGTTCCAGGATTAGGCAAAACGCTTGATGATGTGAGAGCTCAGGCCATCAAATACGAAACCGCTGCCGGAATGCTGGATTCTTACAAGCAGAATGCCAACGCACTTGGGCTCGATTTGCAAATGCTCGATGGCATCGGAGAGAAATACAAAAACAAACCTAACGAACTCTTAGGCGCTCTCACGGTAGTGGAAAGAATCGGCAACAACAACATGGAGCTGGCTCGTCAGAAAGCTCAATACGACGGCGCTGTCCAAGTAGCCCGCCAGAAAGCTGCACTCGGCGGCGGAGGTTCCAATCCAGCCCTCTCGGTGGAAGTCGCCGATGGTATTGACATCTGGCAGTAAAATATCCCCATGGCCTCCCCCTCACAAAGCGATTACTCCGGCCCTCTTCCGTCCATAGACCCTAACGCGGATCCGAACGGATTTATCGCACCCGGCAACGCGCTCATAGCTCTCGACCCCAGCGACCCTACCGCAGTCCAACCTGTCGGCAGCGCGATGGATGCTATGGACGGGCAGGAAGAGGAACCGTTGGACGACTTGGCCGCACAGCTTGCCGCAGGCCGTCGCATTCGCATTACAAGCAAAGAGCAGTGGGCAGCCATGTCTCCGCACCAGAAGGAAGTCGTCCGCGCTGCCATGGCTACTGGAGGCAAGATGCGTGCCGGTGATGCTGTGCGCATCTACCAGGACAGCGTGAAACGCTCCCGCGCCAACCAGGTGCAGTCCGTATCGTTACCCGATGGCCGCACGGTGAACATGGTGAATAATCAAATCATCCCCGAAGCCAAGCAGCCCGAGCCGGTAAAGATGGAAATCAAGCAAGCCGAGGATGGCACAATGGTGATGATCGACCCGCTTACCGGACGCAGTTTCCCGGCATGGAATGAAGCCAGTGGTGAAGCCGTGCGCGGCCAAGCCAAGCTCTCAGCTACGCAAGAGGACAACATCAAGCGCCTGCAAATGCAGAGTGAAAACCTTGGCGCACGCCTTAACGCCCTCACAAACTTCACCGAAAACGACAAGGTGGAGTATGACAACCAGACCGGCAACTATGTTACCACATGGGGCAACAAAGCCCCTGCATGGGTTCCGTTTACAGGCAAAACGGTAAAAGAAGAGCGTGCTGAACTGGAAAAAGAGAAGAGCAACTACGACAAGCGTATTGAAATCTCCCTGCGCCCCGTGCGCCGTTCTGATTCTGCCCAAACTCAAGCCTCGCAACCCGCTCCCACGCCTCAGGCTACGCCATCCCCAACACCGAACCCAACACCGAACCCAACACCGAACCCAACACCGAACCCAACACCTCCTCCGAACCCCATGCCTACTCCTGACAAGTTTATCGTCGGCAGAACCTACACAGACGCCAAGGGCAACAAGGCAGTCTATCAAGGCAATGGAGTTTTTAAATGAGTTTCGATCCCTCCACAGCCGTCCTCCTCGAGGAGGATGCCCCGGCATTTGACCCCACCACCGCCGTTCCTCTTGAGGAGTTTGATGTTTCCTCTGCTGTGTTGGTCGAGGAAGATTTCGCACTCCCCGCCGCCGTGCCATCCGCTGTGCCGCAGCCGGACGAGGCGATTGATTTCCTGCGCGATGCCGAGCGCAACGGCCAAGCCGCCGACGACCAAGGCATAAAGGAAGGCATCTTCCCCCAAGGCAGCACGCCGTGGAAGACCCTCGATGGCCGCCTCTACATCGACCCCGCCCGCTACAACATGGCCGTGGAGCAAATGTGGAACCTCGGCGTGATCGACTCCACCAACTACACCGAACTCCTCAAAGGCACGGTGGACCAAATTGATGAAAATGGAACGCTGGTAGCCCCCAGCGTCGAGAAAGCCACCGCCGCCCGCCGCGACCTCGAGCGCCGCGCTGGTGCATTCCCCAAAGCCAAAGCCGCCGCCTCCGGCCTCCTCAAGGGAGCCATACAGACGGGAGCCGCCCTTGTCGCAGGCCCAGCCACAGCCGCCGCCACCATCCCGACTGGCCCTGGTGCAGTGGTTGCCGGTATTGCCGGAGGCACAGCCGCCGCCCTCGGCACAGGAGCGGCCTACGACAAAGCCCTCGAAGCCTCGGCCAAGGAGAGCGAACTACTCGATAGCTTCTACGCCGCCAACCAACTCGCCCCTGGCTACAACTCCGCCGGCCAACTCGTCTCGATCCTCGCCCCGACTCCGGTCTCGGTCTCGCGCCTGGCTAACGCCGCCAACCTCATCCGCGCCGAGAAGGGCGGAGCCGAAGCCGCCAAATTTATCAGCGGAGCCCTCGGCACCGGAGCCGCCATAGGCATGGGAACGGATGTCGCAATCCAAGCCGCCAACATCGGCCTGGATAAACTCATCCACCCCGAGATCAACCCCCTCATCGCCGCCGAGCAATACCGCCAGACAGGCCAGCAACCGCCGCAACGCCCCGAGTTTGACCCCGCCAGCACAGCCATATCCGGCACCCTCGGCGCACTCACCGCAGGCATCGGCGTGAAGGCTCGCAATAAAACCTACGCCCCCGAGGAGCTTGTCACCCTGGAAAACCAAGTCCGCACCGGCCGTGCCAGCCGACAAGAAGCGGAGGACTACAATGTCATGCGCCAAGCGGTGCAAACCCTCCGCGCCGACGAACGCCTCATCGACGCCCAAGCCATCCGCCGCGCCACCGTGGACGCCGCAGGCTTCCGCTTCCTCGACACCACCGAGATCATCAACCCCCGCTTCCAGCAAGCCGCCCTCGCCGACGCAGGATTCACCCCCCGCCCAAGCCAACCCGCCATTCCTTATGCCACCGAGAATCCCGTAGCCGCCATCCCGCTTCAAGGCCAACCCGCCGCCTACACCGGCCAAGCGTTCCTCAACCGTGGCGGCGCAGCGCCAGCCTTCCAAGGCGGCAGCAACGCCCTGCCCGGCCCCGAGGGAATCCCGGCCCTACCAGCACCGGCCGCAGTTAACCCACAAGTTAACCCGCCCGATATCTTCGACCCTTCGACAGCGACCGAAATCCCCCCGAACACCTCTACGGCCCTAGCCGCCGCAAGTGGAGCGCCTGCATCAACAGGATCACCCGACCTGATCACCGGGGAGGGGGCCTCTGTTTCCAAACCCAAGCGCA